GTAATTAAACTCCTGTATGACCTGCCTGTTAACCAATTTGATTAAGCGCACTTTCATTTGCGATTCTTGGCCTATGTTTATAGCCCTTTGTTTGAACTTATCAACCAAGTCTGGGTCTGCGAAAACGTAGGGCATAAACACGGCCTGCCCTTGAATTTGTTGCAGCTCTCCGATAACGCCTTCGCCGTTTTCGTCCACCGAAACATAAGCCCATAATTGGTTTATTTTTGGGATATGGTTAGCCATTGTTTGGATTCCTTAATTGCCTATCTTGCTCTTTGACTTTTTCTAAGCGCTTATCTATCGGCCTAAAAAAATGGTGGGGGCGCACAACGGAGGATATTATCCTAGAATGAAACATGTCTATATTCATTGCACCCCCATAATAAAAAAACTTGTCTAGCAGCGAGCTGGTTATTCGGATTTATCGTAGTCAAAAATCGGATTTTAGCCAACGCGCCACCAAAGGCTTGCTGGTTTGCTATTCGGTTATTCGGATATACTTTTTTAAAAGTTATCTTAATCGGAGTTATTCGCTAGGGATTATGAGTCCCTTGGTGGGAATTGAACCCACGACCTTTGGATTAACATTCCAACGCTCTAACCAGCTGAGCTACGCATTAGCTTGTTTACGCTACAAGCAGCGGTGCTTAACCCTGCACGGGGCTTTCGATCGTTGCAACAATCTCACGCTTATGGTGCGTGGCAACCCTACTCGCTCCACTAGACAAGTTAAAACGGTTTTATTCTTTTGGTGGCTCTGGATGTTGAGACCATGCCTTTTTAAAAGCTTCGCTGCTTTTTTCAACGTCAACAGGCGCAGGCTTAGACCAAGCCCTGAAAACGTTATCGTCAACGACAACATCGGCAGTCCAGTTTGTTTGTTGAATGCAGGCATCTACCAACCGCAAAGCCCGAGCATAATAATCAAATTCAGCGGTGACTTGGTTAATATCTAAAAGGGGACATTGCCCTGAAACCTCGTCAAGACCATCGTTAACTGATATGCGTTTAAGCCGTATATCATACACCAAATCTTTGTCTTTGATTCGTTGCAATTGGTCGACCTTTGCCTGTAATTCTTTACGGCGAAGCAACGCCTCGGCCAGTTTAACTTTCATATTTCATCTCCTAGTCTAAGTCCTTCAAAAGCTTTTTAAGGCGTTTGTTAACCTTCCTTTTTTTAAAGTAGTGCTTTAGGCAAATCCAAGCACCTATAATTGCCTTTATAGCTTGGAGCATTTTTTAATAAACTCCGAGTTAAAAGGTTGTAAGCCGTTTTCGTGGGCAATAATTGCCTCAACAAATAAAGGCATTAAGCTTTCAGAATAAGGCTCTAAGTTTTCGCCTGTTTCGGTTAAAAGCCGTCTAGCCCTAACATCGTTATGTTGCATATACCACATCACACTTGCTATATAAGCATCGGTGTTGTTTTCGTTAGGCGGTGCAAAGCGATAAATTATTTCTCTTATACTTCGCAGGCCATGCTTTTCCCTGTAAGTTTTCAAGAGGCGAAAAATAGCCCTGATACCGTATTCAACCGACTCAAAGGTCTCGAAGCCCTTGTCATCACCTTTTGTTTCGCCTTTCCAATCAATGGTGGTATTGCGAATATTCCCCGGATTATTGTTTCTAAAACCCCTGCTTTCATCCTTAAAATTCATATATCCTCCTGATATAACCGAATTCTTAAAAAGTTTTTTGATGATCCTTGTATTGGTTTTCAGGAATCATTGCATCAACAATGGCATCGTCCATAGCCTCGAAGCCTATATCCGATAAACAAATTCTTATTAAATCGCCAACCTTAAGAACCCCTCCGCCGACCAAGCATTTAAAGTCTTGCAAATCAAGCTTGATGTATTGCTTTTCTTTAGGCTTGGACATTTGACTCACCATTCGTTAAGTTTGTTTTAATATGAGCTCTTAGGTCGTCCAATACTTCAAGCAGGAGCATTGTAATAAGCTGATTTTTAGATTTACTAAAAATATATTGCACCTTTGATTCAAGTTTACTTAAAAAATAAGCTGTTTCTGCATCCACTATTTAACCCTCTTAAGCATATTAATAAAGTCGTTAGCCTGCTTATTGGTCATTGATTCAATCGAATCGACCTTAAAATAATTCAAAGCGTCGGTCATTCTTTTTTCGGTTAGATTCTTTTCTTTTATTAAGTTATTAACGTAGGTCAAAAGCTCAGGGTGGATAGGGTCGTCATCGCCTATTGGCTGGTCGTTTTCCTTTCCTGTTGAGTCGTTTTTGTTCACGTTATTTGCTTTTTTTTTCAACTCTTCAACGCGCTCTTGCTTTCTTTCCTCAACGACCTCACCATCAATAACGCGACCGTCTTCCTTCTCAATCTCAGCAATACGCAAACCGCGAAGGGCATCGGCGAACTTATCTCGAACAGCGAAGCCTCTAGCCCTTAATTGCACCATGCGCTTTGGATAACCTTCCCAAGCGCCGGGCTTGCTTATAAGCTTAGCTTGAACCGCGTCATCTAGAGTAAAGGTTTGGGTGTGGGGTTTATGGCCTTTACGCCTTACGGTGCAAGAATAGCCATAAAATTTATCGTCTTTATAAATCGGCTCCTCATCTATCCCTTCACATGCAGGATGATTTAAACAGAGCGATAACAACCCATCACCCCATAAACAAGGACGACCGTTTATGACTGCGATATCTTGTAAGGATTGCTCAATGGGGAAGCCTAGCTGGTAGCCCATACCCATAGCAATAAAAATGTCGTTAGGCTTGCCAATGTAAGCCTTTGGCACAACGCCGGAAGTTGAGAAAACTTGGGCGACCTTTTGGTAATGGTCAAAAAGGGCAGGGGCGAATAAACTATCCTCAAGCCGTGATGCTTTTTCAGCTTGGGTTTTTTGTAGCTCGAATTTGAGCTCCATTATTTCTTTTTCTTGCCTTGCAATGGTTAGCTCTGTTTGTAAAGTTGAAAGCTCTTGATTGTTTTCGCTCATTACTAGCCTTTAATTTTGATATAAAAAAACAGCATTATACATCACATGCCTTTGACTAAAAAAGTCCTAACGCCTTTTTTGTTAGCCTTCCAGCTTGCTACGGTATAACCTCGGTCATCTAAAAGCAACTCGGCATCGCCTAAGTATTTCATTATTTCAAACTTTGAGTTTTGCTCAGCTTCTTTTAGTTCTTTAGATTGAAGCTTTGCCTCTTTGACTATTTCAATGTGCTTTAAAAGCTCCTCTGGCGCGGTTACGCCAACAGGCTCTGGCTTGCAATACATCTTTTTAAGATCGTCGATATTAATAGGGGGAGGCGGAGTATTATTTAAAACGCAATCCCAAAAGGTCGTGGCTTCCTCAATGATTCGATCCTCTAAGGCTTGGTCACGGTAGTAGGTATATTCACGGTACTCGTTACCGCCAATTAGAACAGAAAGCACAGCTTTTTCGCAATTCTTAATCATGCAATAGTGGGCAATTTGTAGCAAATAAGTTAGGGGAATTTGGTCGGAATCCTCATCCCCCCATTCCTGTCGCATGAACTTATCGGAACACTTAATCTCGTGAATACAATCCCATTCGACAACATAGCCATCAATGTTAGCAAGCAAAAAGTCGAACATAGGATGAACCAAAGGTGGCTCGTCAGGGCTTGGCTCTATAACGGTAACGCCATGTCGCTTACAAAAATAATCGCGGATAACAGGTTCAAGTATATGACCCCATTCTTGCTGTTGCGTTTCCTCAAAAGAGGACTCAACAACCCCGGTTTTTTCAAGCCATAGTTGATAAGGCGTTTTATAACTAGATAGGCCAAATATTACCGAAATATCGGAACCGCCTAGACCTTTTTTCCTTGCTTCTCTTTGAGTTTCGGATAGCATATTTTATTTTTTAGTTTGATAAAAAAGCATCATACCATTGATGAAAACTAACAGCAATTAAGAATCAATATAATTTTCAATTAAGGTTAACGCCTTTTTGGTCATGGGCAGGTTTTCTTTACGGCAAAGACGGCGGAACTTATCGTGGACTGTTTTTGGTAAGTTATAACAAACCCGGATTATTGGCTCTTTTTTCTTTTCCTTTGGCTTTTGGGCTTTCAGCTTGCCTTTTGAATGGGCTTGAAGCTTAAGCTGATGTTTGTAGGGTATATCCTGCCACCGGGAAACGCACGAGCTAGTTATCCCTAAAACCTCGGCAACCGCAACGCCTGAACCGTAGTGATTAAGAACTTGCTCTTTATTCATGTACTATAGCCTCATTTTTCTTTATATTGTTGATTATAGTTTAGCATAACTTTTTTATCAAACCATTACAGGAGTTTAAAAATGTTCATTAATTACCAGCTTAAAGGTTGGAAAGACGAGATAACTTGCGGAATTATTAACCTTGAAAAAGTACGCATTATAGAAATGGGCGAAAGCTACAATCACTCCAGTGAAAAATTCTATGAAATTGACGTCCATTTTAGCGATGAGGAAACGATCTCAATGTTTGCTACCTCAGACCTAGACGAAGCCTTAACGGTTCACAGCACGCTTGTATCGGCCATTGCTAACGGCGAGCAGATGTTCTTAGCGGATAACAAAGGGTTTATTGAGCCTATTTGGGAAGCAGGCGGTCAACCTGTAGCCGATTACAGCTCTGATCAAAAAGAATGCATCGAAAACGAAAGGCGAACATTAAACGAAAAATGACTTGATCTATTAGCGAAAATTTAGCATCATCGCTTGGTAAAAAAAAAGGGCAGCACCACCAAAGACACCACCCCAAATTCCAAGGTCATTGTCTACAAGTGCTGCTCTTTTGTCAAGCCATTAATAATAAAAAAAGGCAAAAAAGATGAGCACTATCAAAAATATTTATTCAAATCAAGAAACTAACCTGCCAGAGACAAATAGATTATTTTGCGTTAATCTATTTGGTACGCTTCGCAAAGTAAAAATAAGAAGTTTTGAAAGATTGAAAGGGCATCTTGCCCTCGGCCTAGTAATAGGCGCAATCCGTTACAACAAAAATAACAATAACGCGCAATAGTGAAAGTTTGACGACCCGATCTAAAGCGCTTGTAACAACAGAGACCTCCGCTTGACTCTACTAAACGGAACTCTACATCACGGAGATATTATATCATGAGAACAGCAACAATCCATAGCGAATTGACCCAATTTAACGGAAATTTTAGTCAAAAAGCGACCCCTTTTAGCGCCTTAATTCCCTTCCACGTTCTTTTCGACCCCGATTTAAATATTAACCATCTAAGGCTTTATGGGCAGATAGCCCAAATGGAAACCAACAAAAACTGCAGGGCATATTTCAGTTATGAATGGTTCGCCGAGCAAATTAAAATCAAAGTCAGATCGGTTAAGCGGATAGCCCAAAAACTTAAGGAAAAGCACCTCATTACTCGGGAAAAAAACAGCAAAGGGGAATGGATATGGGGTACGGTTAAAACGCCTTATATTGCCTCTGATAACACCAAGAAAAAAAAGGAGGGGATGACACCAGAGGTCACCCCCAAGGTGACACCAGAGGTCACCCAAAGAACAAACAAGACGAAGTCTTTAGAAGATAAAAAAACAACAGCAAAAAAAGAATCAAAACCCAATCAAGAAAACCCCACCCCTTTAGAACCTATAAGCGAAGGTGATCCTGTTGTTTTTTCTCTTGAAGCTGACAAGCAAATATTAGAGACAATCAAGAAAAAAACCAAACCAGAAACTTGGCCTCTTGATCGCATTAGCCAACACCAGTGGCTTAAGGAGATAGAGTTTAATTACCGGGTTATCAAGCCTGAAATTAAAACCATACGGCATAAGGCTAACGCTGTTTGCAAATTATTAAACAATTGCGGAGAATGGTCGAAGCCTTCAGGGTTTGTTGACTTGGAAGCCAAAGAAAAAGAACGAAAGCAAATCGAAGCTAGGCAACAAGCGCAGCTTAAGGCTAACGAAAAAGCACACTGGGAAAAGATGCAAACCTTTGGTCAGAAAAGAAAACAAACAAACAAACCCCAAGGCTTTAGCGAATACGGCTCTAAGCTTATGCGAATGCTAGGGAGGGGAAACTTACAAAATGCACATTGTCAGGGATAGATTCTTGCCTTACGCGGAAAAGTTAGGGCTTGATATACTTAGGGAAGATATAACCTTCATTGAAAAAAGCTTATGCCAACTGCCCAAAGGATCGTGGACAGGCGCTTTGGTTGAATATGCCAACCTTTGGCGCGAAGAGCTTAAAAAGCATGAGGGTTCAATTAAGGCTCAAAGTTATGGCCGTAAGGCTGCAAACGGACACTTGCTAAACATAACAAGGAATTACCAAGATGGTTTACAGAAAAAAGCAAGCTTTTGGAATAAGAACAAAACGCCTTTATAGGGCTTTGAAAGCTGAGGAAGGCGAACAAAAAGAGGTATTTGATTTTATTAACCTAACGCCTGAAATCAAGCACCTAAGCTTTGCAACCATGAACGAGGTTAAGGTAAGGCCACAGGAAGGCGAAGTCTTGAAAGCCCTAGGGAAAAGGCGTGGGGTATTAGATATCTACGTTGACAAGCCAAAACACGGCTATCACGGCTTAAGAATTGAGCTCAAAGCAAAAAGCCCTTACACCGGAAATTGGGGCTATCCAACCAAAGAACAAAAAGCGTGGGTCGAAGCCTTGAACAATGAAGGCTATTATGCCAAAGTTTGCAAGGGGGCAACGGATGCCATCCAAACGATAAAAGATTATTTACAAGGAACGTTAAATGAAAACAAGGACGCTAATCCCACTCGCCTTGGCGTTTTCGCTAAGTGCGTGTCAGGGTCATAAAGACCACGATATTCAATGGCTATCAAGACCGTGTATTAAGCCAATGACAGGCTTTGATTATGATACCTGCTCAAAGCTTGATGTTTTAATAGATGGCAAGCGTTTAACCGTTGACCCCGAGTTTACAACCGACCTAGCTTCAATCCCCAAATACCTCTGGCCTTGGTTAGCACCCCAAGACACACGACTTGTTTACCCTGCCATTTTGCACGACTTCCTATACCGCTGCCCTGACGGAATTTCACGGCAATGGGCGGATGAGGTCTTTTATAGCGCGTTAGTCAAAGAGGGCGTTTCCGGTATTACAAGCGCTAAGATGTACTTTGCAGTCCGCGCTTTTGGCGCTTCCCATTTTAACAATATGGATAATTGCGACTATAACTTTACTTGGGAAAATCACCGCTACGCATGGAAGCCACACAATGAAAGGAATAAATAAGGTCATATTGGTAGGCGTTATTGGAAAAGACCCTGAGATACGCTATACCCCAAACGGCAATCAGATCGCTAACATATCGGTGGCCACTAACGTTAAATTTAAAGATAAGCGAACAGGCGAAGACCGCCAAAAAACAAGCTGGCATCAATGCACGGCTTTTGGCAAAGTAGCAGAGCTTATTGGCACGTATTGCGAAAAAGGGAAAAAAATATATATAGAGGGTTCGCTTGATTATCAAGATTATGAAAAGGATGGTATTAAGCGTTATATTACCAAGATAACAATCAAAGATTTTATTTTGTTATCCTCCGGTAATACAGAGCAAGGGCAAGGCCAACCCCAAAGCCAAGAGGTTGACCGCACCGCTTTTGAATATTCAATGCCAGAAAACGACGCGCCTCCCTTTTAACCCCGGTTGTCTAAAACGAATTGTTTAAACGTAGTTCCATCAGGACAAACAGCGCGAACAAAGCGCTCCTCACCAAAACGCCTAACGTCTTCCAATAGGGCAGGGGCGCATTGAGGGCAGTAGGCTTTTGATTGAAATATAACGCCACCCTCCATGTTTGATGTTGAATAGTCCTCGTTACAGTGGTCGCATATAACATGGTCGCCGGGGTCTAGTATATAAACTTGAGCATCAAAGCCTTGGAGCTTTTGATAGGCCGTTTGCGCAATATGCTTGATTATAGTTTCGTTGGTTGCAGGTAATTCGATTTTAACAAAGCCAATTTTATCAAGCGCACCTGTTTGAAAATTCATCTGTTTAATATCGTAACCGCCATCGGAAACTTGAGCGTGGTATTCACAACGCTTAACATCTAAACCGCCGTCAATATCGCTTTTGTAGGCAATTTCAGCATCAAGAATAAGGTCGTCATCAAAGCGTTGGTATTTAAGAATTGAGAAATTGTAGTCTTTCATGATTGCTCTCCTGTTTAAATTCAGCTCAATTATAGCATTGATTTAAAAAAGCAGCAAATTTATATCAAAAATAAGTTAATAGTGGGGTGGTCAAATGTTACACAATTGTTACAATTCTCTCTCAAAATACTTTGACAAAAACTTGATGTATTCTTAGGTCAATGCTATACTTATAATGAAGGTTAAGAAAAGTACAATTTTAGGAGAGCAACATGAAAGCATTAAGAAAAATTGAAAGTAACCAAGTTGTTTATGAGCAACACATGAAAAACACCCCCTGTAAGATTGAAATAGTGAAAGTTGAGGCTGACTTATACCACCTCAGATATTATGGCTATTATTGCAAGCTTGAGGACGTTTGGTCTTTTAGTAAATCAAGATTAGGAGTTGAGGACGCAATTAACGAGGTGCTTGATATTAAATTCAAAGAGTACCAAGAAAACATGGAAAAAGAACTTTCCGATGGCGTTCCTGCTAGTGAATTTATTAAATACGACAGGTACGATTGGTTTGATGCTTGGGGTATTTGGTTATAATTTTTTAAACAAGAGGGGGCGAAGGTTCCCCCTCAAATAGGAGAGCAACATGAAAACAATCGAGCAAATACAAAAAGAGGAGTACGCGATAATTAGAGGTAAGGATATCGGGCTTAAAATAATAGAATATCACATCCTTGGCACGTCTAACTTTGAATTCGTACTTTACGCGGTAACAGGTTCGCAGCAATTGTTTCAAGGCCGATGGGGCTTTAGCCGGGATGACTTAACCCATAGACAGGCTTTGCTTCAATTGCTAGCTATTATTTACGCCGAATTTATGCGCGGAATACAAAACGAGGATTATATCCCTGATTCGCATTTGTTGCCCTTAGACTGCTGGCTTGAAGAGCACTGGGGCATAGAATTAACGGAGGACGAAAGCCATGAATACTTATAAACGCGAAGAAAGAACCGCCGAGCAAATCTGGGCGGACTTGCAAAAAGCGCTGGATAGAAAATACAATGGCCAGCGAAACAGAAATCCCAATCAAAAAGAAATTAATAAAAAAAGGGTATTAGCGCATTACAAAGAGCAATTACTAAAGCTTTTTAACTGATTCGGTTGCTCTCCGCTACCGATAGGAGCCGTGTCTTAACCTTCAAATTGCACGGCTCCGCCTTTAATAAAAACTAATTCGCTTTAACCCTAAAAATGTCCTTTTTAGGCAGGACGGGAATTTACAATAAGGAAGTTTTATGCATTCAGAAATTAAGTTTTATTCAGCGATTGGCGCGATTATATTCGCGCTTTTTCTTTTGTTTTGTTCAATATCAACCATCTCCACGGGCTTTGTAGGCATTCCGGTTTTATTCGGAAAGGTACAGCCGGGCTATCTTGAGTCAGGTTTTCATATGCTTAACCCATTTGCAAACGTTGTTAAGCTTGATCTTAGAACCCAAAAAGCCGACGAGGTTGGAACAATTCCCTCAAAAGAGATGCTTAACCTAACGCTTAAGACCTCGGTTAATTACCACCTAGATAAAAACAAAGCAGGTGATATCTATAACACCGTTGGCACAGGCTTTTTCGATAAGCTTGTAGAGCCTCACATACGCTCTTGTATAAGGGAAGTGACCAGCGATTATACTAGCGATCAATTCTTTTCAGCCTCAAGAAACGAAATAGCCGGGAAAATACAGGTTGCCTTAGAGCGCGAATTAAACCCTAGGGGCGTTATTATCGAATCGGTAATGCTTAAGGAAGTCCTCCCCCCTGAAAGCTTAAGGAAGGCTATAGAATTAAAGCAGGCGCAACAGCAGGAAGCGCAAGCCATGAAGTTTAGGCTGCAAAGGGAGCGCTTAGAGGCCGATAGAAAACGCATCGAGGCTGAGGGCATTCAAAAATTCCAAGAGATAGTCAAAAAAGGAATTGACCGCGAGCTTTTGGCTTGGAAAGGAATCGAGGCCACCGAAATACTAGCCAAGTCCCCCAATAGCAAAGTAATAATTATAGGCAACAAAGACACAGGCTCTTTGCCTTTGATATTGCCATCAAATTGAGCTAGAATTACAGCACATTTTAAGCAAAGGTGCTGCAATGAAAAAAGTTAAAAGAGGTGTAATACTTGAGGGTAATTTGGAGGATGTCGTTAAGGTCTTAGCCAAAGCCCTCAAAGTTTCAACAATAGGAACCGAGCCTGATATAGGTCAAATTTTGCAAGTTTGCCATGAAATAATAAACGAAACTGCCAAGCGCTTAGAATATGCAAGCACTAACCTTGGTGCGCTTGTTTTGTTTGCTAAGGAGTCTGGCTTTGAGGCGCTTGAAGGAAAAACAGATCAAGAAATAAATAAGTTAATAAAGCAAGCCATGAGAGAGTTTGGCAATCCTAACGAAATAAACGAAAAAGACAGCTTATTTGATTATGATGCTGCATCGCCAACCTGCAAAGGGGAATACCACTGATGGCTAACGAATTAATAACCATAGAACAATCCAATTTGATGGATCTATTCACCAAGCCTAACAGCTTAGATGGCATATTAACCAAGGTTGAGGCTATAGTTAACGAATATCCAGCGCTTACCGCCGAGACCGAAAAGGAAAGGAAAGAAATATCCTCTCTTGCTTACAAAATAGCTCGCACCAAGACCTACATCGATAACCACGGCAAAGACGTAGCAGCCGAGCTTAAAAAGCTCCCTAAAATAGTCGACGCTAACCGCAAGCAAGCCCGGGAATTCTTAGACGGCTTACGCGATAGAATTCGCCAACCTTTAACCGAATTTGAGGAAAAGGAAAAAGCAATCGAAGCTGAGCGTCAGCGTAAGATACAAGAGGCCGAGGAAGCCAAGCGCCGTGCAGCCGAGGAACGCGCTGCCAAGGAACGCGAAGAGCAACTGCGCGAACAAATTAGAAAAGAGGAAGCTGCCAAAGCCCAAGCCGAAAAAGAAAAAGCAATCGAGCAAGCAAAGGAAGAGGTCAAACGCAAGGGCGCTGAAGAGCTTAAAAAAATGCAAGATTTGCTCAAAAAAGAAGAGCAAAAAGAATCAGGCGCTGAAAAACTAGCAAGCCCTGAAGAGCTAGAGGCTATCGAAGCCCAAAGGGAACTCCAAAGAATGCGCGAGGATGAACTTGAAAAGGCTCGGCAAAAACAAGAGGAACTTAAGCGCCGGGAAATCCTAGAAAAAGAAAGGGTCGCCAAAGAGGTGGCTCTTAAGAAACAAGACCCAAACCATCAAAGCGCAATCCATGCCGATGTTTTGTTTGGCTTAACCTTTTTCTGTGGCCTTGACCAAGAGCAAGCGCAATCGGTGCTGGATAATATTAAGTCCGGTAATATTGACCATTTGAAAATTGAATACTAGGGGGCGCAATGAGCGAAAATAAAATGGTTAACCTTGCAAAAAGCATTGAAATGGATGCCGTATTGGATGAAATAGATAGCTGGCTCCACCCCCATATCAAAGAAATCAAAGAAGCCCTAAAAGAGGTGGATTGGGATAAGCTTGGCGAAGCCTCCCCCGAGAGGCAATTCTTGGAATCTACAAAGGCCAATATTGAGCGCTATGAAACGCAATTAAAAAGGGAGCAGTTAAATGATAGGTGACGCTTTTAAATACTTAGAAAGATGCCGGGATGAAAGCCAAGACCCAAGGCGTGAGCTTGCTAAAAGCGCACAACAAAACACGGTGCTTTTAAAGGTCTTAGGTCTTGAGGTTTACGTCTATCAATTCGCGGATGGCTCAGGCATTGTTTGGTATCGCGATAACGATGAAATAGCGCCTTTTGAAAAAATAGAAAATTTCTGGAACATATGGAAAAGGGCAGTGAAGTATGGACAAAATAGTGATAACTGAAATCAAATGCGAAACCTGCGGTGAAACATACACTCATCATACTAATATCGCTGGTGTTGATTGCGAGCAAATTGCCAAGGATATGGCGTTCCTTGAATGCGAGGCGGAAGTTAAAGCGTTCAACAAAAAACACTCAAAACATAAGGAAAAATTAACCTATATAGCCTGTGGGGGCGACGATGACTAACTACAAAATTAACCCCGACTTTAGCACCGAAAAGTGCGACGATATGCTAAAAGCATGGGAAAGCAAAGAAAAATACCCCCTTAATCTTAGGGATGACATCGACGGCCTTTGGGTATCGACCGTTTTCTTGGTTATAGACCACGCCTTCCATCCCGATTCTAAGTACCCCATGATTTTTGAAACAATGGTTTTTGATAATACTGAAACAGGCGATGGGGGCGATATCTATATGGCTAGGTATTCAAGTTATAACATGGCGAAATACGGCCATCAGCGTATAGTCGAACGTATCAAGCAAATGAAACAACCAAAGGCCATAGAATGGCTAAAGGGAGGGGCTTGTATTGACTGAGCTTAATAGATTACTTGCGGAACTTGAAAAAGAAACGGTTTTTTTTAGAAAAGAGGGGATTGTTATTGCTCTCAAATGGGTGGTGGAACATATCTCAAACCATATTGACAACGGCCTAGAATTGTTAAAAATCATGCCTCCAAGTAACAAAGACTTTTTTGAGGGTTATCTTAGAGCCTTAACTGTAATGCGCGATAATTATAAAGACTTTAGCGTTGAAATAGAGCAAAGCATCTATAGCAAAGAGGAAACAAATGCACAAAAAACATGAAGGCGTGCAAAGCCTATCAATAGACGAACAAAACGAAATCTGCGCTATTATCGGCGATTGGTATTTACGATGGCGCGATGTGTTGGTTGACTACAAACATCAAACTCATAAGCTTGGCTTTGCCAAAGAGGAACTAAAAGAGATGATATGCGGTTCCCCGGAGGACGAATGCTAGAACTAATCAGCGAAAAAGCCAAATGGTTCGCTATAGGCGCACACGGCAATCAAAAGCGAAAATATGTCGGCGACCCTTATTGGCAACATTTACAAAACATCCATAACTTGATTGTTTTAAACTTAGCCTATGATGCCAAAACAATGGACGATGTCATTGCCGTTGCTTGGCTTCATGACGTAGTAGAGGACACCGTTTTTACTAGCCTTGATATTCTTGGCTTATTTGGTGATGATATAGCCCACATGGTTAGCGCTTTAACCGAGCCACCTTTAGAGTTTGGCAATAGGGCGCTAAGAAAAGAAGCCTATAGCGCTCAAATATTTAATGCTAACAATTATGTAAAAACAATTAAATGTTTCGATTTAATCGATAACGCTCGAACAATAAGAAAGCATGACCCTGAATTTTGGAAAGTTATCAAACAAGAAACCAAAGACATGCTCTATGCCTTGGAAGGCGCTGACGAGCGTGCTTTGGCGCACGTTAAAAAAATAATAAACGAGGAAGGACAATGGACGGAAAATCAGTGGATGATGCGCGATACCAAGAGCTAGTTAACTTTATCCATTCAAGAATCAAACTTTATAAAGATGCCTACAATAGCGAGCGCTCAAAGGAAAACACCACAGGCATGATTCACTGGCGCGCCAAACTTGAGGAGGTCGAATATATAGGCTTTTTCATTGAGCAACAGCTTGGCTTTTCGGAGCCTAAAAATGATTAATACCACCCTAGCTTTAATCGTCTACTCAGCCTCTTATGGGGGCGGTGTTACCACAGTAGAATTCCAAGAAAAGCAGCAATGCCTACACTTTAAAAAAGAATTAGAACAAAGACCAAGGCTTTTAAGGCGCTTAAGTGTCAAATGTTTTGACAAACAAACAGGGAAAAGCCTAGATTGATATAAGATAAAGCCCCAATAATAACAATAAACAGGATGTTTATGACTAAGATACGGACGCCAGATAGGTTACACTATAAAAAAGTAAATGAGCTCATCCCATATATTAATAATTCGCGCACCCATAGCGAAGAGCAAATCAAGCAAGTTGCAGCCTCGATTAACGAATTCGGTTTTTTAATACCGATTTTGATTGATTCAAAAAATATGATTATTGCAGGCCATTGCCGAATTCAAGCAGCGCATTTGCTTGGGCTTGAGGAAGTGCCAGCGCTGGTTGCAGACCATCTAACACCTACTCAAGTGAAAGCCTACGTTATCGCTGATAACAAACTCGCTTTAAACGCCGGATGGGATGACGAAGTCCTACAAAACGAAATGAAAGGCTTACTTGAGGATGACTTTGATTTATCCCTGCTTGGCTTTTCAGATGACGAACTTGTCGGCCTTGGCGAAGAGGACGTGGAATATCTAGAGGGCGAGGATACCGTTCCTGAATTACCTGCCGAGCCTATAACCAAACCCGGTGACCTTTGGCTTTTAGGTGACCACCGTTTACTATGCGGTGACTCAACAATTGCAACAGATGTCGAAAGATTGACCGCAGGGCAAAAACCAAATACTATGATTACAGACCCACCTTATGGGGTTAAGTATGAAGCAAGCTGGAGAGCCGACGCTAAAAAACGCAAGAAAACAGAGCGTGAGGAAAGCTCCAACTTACAAAACGACGACCGTGCCGATTGGTATGATGCTTATATTTTATTCCCCGGCTCGGTTGCATATGTTTGGCACGCATCGGCTTATACCGACGTGGTCATGGACGGCCTTAAGCGTGCAGGGTTTGAGATAAAGCAACAAATAATCTGGAATAAGAACGTCCACGCTTTATCTCGTAGCGACTATCATTGGAAACATGAGCCTTGTTGGTATGCCGTTAAGGATATGAAGGAAAGGAACTGGCAAGGCGGTCGCAAGCAAATGACGGTGTGGGATGTTGCAAGCGTTATCTCAGAAAAAGATAAAACCGCGCATCCTACTCAAAAACCCGTCGAATTATTCTTAAAATCAATTGAACACCACACCAACCCCGGGGAGTACGTTTACGATCCTTTTGGCGGTTCAGGTACGCTTATAATCGCTGCCGAAAAGTCAAAGCGCAGAGCTTTAACAATGGAGCTTGACCCCAAGTATTGCGATGTCATTGTTCAGCGTTGGCAAAATTTTACTGGAAAGACCGCAACGTTAGAACAAAAGGAAGATTAAAAACACGGAGGTTTTATGGCTAAACCTAAGCATAACTATAAAGCCTTAGCCGACCAACTCTTCGAGCTTTTTAAAGAAGGCCGGAGCGTGGTTGAAGTTTGCCAAGTTTTAGGGATAAGCAGGAAAAGCTACTATCAATGGAAGCGCGAAAAGACCTACTTTAGAGACAAGGCTGAATTTGCAGAGGAAGCTGCAGAGGCTTGGTACTTACGCCAAGGCCGTGTGGCAATGTTTGGCAAGTTTCCCGGCTTTGATACAGGCATTTATTGCTTTACTATGAAAACGCGCTTTAAGCATAGGGAAAATGACGACCTAGACCGCAACAAAGAGCAAGAGGCTCCGCCTTTAAATATTACTTTTAAGGTAGCACCCCCCAGAGGCGAGATTGAGGTAACGCATGGCTCAGAGGACTAGAAAGACCGAGCTTGAGCTATCCGCGCCTCAGCATATATTCCTAAACGAGCTTAATACAAAGTTTAGGGCGTATGTGGGTGGCTTTGGTTCAGGCAAGACCTTTGTTGGCTGCCTTGACCTGCTTATCTTTGCCGGAAACCACCCCGGAACGGTACAGGGCTATTTTGGCACTACTTATTCAGCAATTCGAGATATATTCTATCCAACGCTTGAAGAGGCAGCGTTTTTGCTTGGCTTTACGGTTCACATTAAGCCATCAATAAAAGAAATCGATATCTATAGGGCAGGTTTTTACTACGGAACTATCATCTGCCGTTCAATGGATAACCCGGCCTCAATCGTTGGCTTTAAGATTGCAAGGGCTATGGTGGATGAGCTTGATACCCTACCTAAGAACAAAGCCAAGGCTGCATGGGATAAGATAATCGCACGTCTACGGCTTAAAATAGACGGCGTAATTAACGGCGTAGGCGTAGCAACCACCCCCGAGGGCTATTTATTCGTACACAGCCGATTCGCCGATAGACCTAAAAAAAGCTATTCGATGGTGCAGGCTTCCACCTATGAAAACCTTAAGAACCTACCTGATGACTATATTGATTCGTTATATGAAACCTATGAGCCTGAATTAGTAGACGCTTATGTGCTAGGTCGCTTTGTCAACCTAAAAAGCGGTAACGTGTACAAAAATTACAAAAGAAAAGTCCATGAGTCAAACGAAACAATCCAAGAAAAAGAACCTTTGCGCATAGGTTGCGACTTTAACGTTGGCAAACAGGCAGCCACTATATACGCAATGCGCGACAACCGCGAAGGTCGCGACAAGCCTCGGGAATGGCACGCCGTAGCCGAGATGGTAGATATGCTTGACACCCCCCATATGATTGAGAAAATTAACAACGAATTGGCAGGCCATGATATAACCATATACCCCGATGCCTCCGGGCGTAACCGTAGCTCAAAAGACGCTTATAAAACCGATATCGCGCTCCTAGAAATAGCAGGTTATGATGTAAGGGTTAACAACAAAAACCCCTATATAAACGACCGGGTGCATTCGGTTAATCGTGCTTTTTCACAAATGTACCTATTTGTCAATTCAAAAACGGCACCAACTGTGTCAAAATGCTTTGAGCAACAAGGCTGGGATGATAACGGTCTGCCCGATAAGAAATCAGGCCATGACCACCAAAACGATGCGAGCGGATATCCCATCGTATTTGAGCATCCAATTGTTAAGCCTGTTATAGATATGGACTTTGCGTTTGAAATCTAAGGAGAGATCATGGCCGTTAACACGGAATATAAGCTATACACAAAATATAAGAAAAAATGGGACTTATGCCGTGATTTTATGGAATCGGAGGTCGAACACCGAATCCCGGATATTGACCCCAAAGATAAAAAGCGCTCACAACAATACAGAGAAGACGCGCAACTAACAAACTTTACCGCTCGAACTGTCAACGGCTTTGTTGGTTTAATCTTCTCAAAAGACCCGAGCTATGAACTAACGCCAAAAACGGAGCATTTACTTGAAGATGCCACAGGCGATAGCATGCATTTATTCCAGCTTGCTAAAGAATCCTGCACCGAAACCATCCTAACCGCTAGATATATTATTCTCTCTGACTTCCCGGAACTTGAAACCGCCGTTAATAGACGCGACCAGCAACGCCTAAACCTACAATCAAAGCTTAGAGTTTGGAAAGCCGAAAGCGCTATCAATTGGGGTTATGAGTACCGAAACAATAGAAAAATTCTTAATTTGCTTGTATTAAAGGACGTAATTGATTATGTTGACGAGGATTTTATACACCATGAGTCTAACGAATACACGGTGCTTAGGCTTGATCAAGATGGTTATTATAAAATTGAGGTCTACGATCATGAATTAACTTTAATCCGTGAAAATTGGCCTAAAAAGGGGAATGGGGAGCTATTTGAAATCATCCCTGTCTCGATAATAGGAGCGCAACGTGTAGGCGCTGATCCCCATACCCCACCCATATACGATATTGCAAAAATTAACTTAGGCCACTATAAAAACTCAGCCTCCCAAGAGGAGTCGATAAAAATATGTGGTCAGCCTTCCTTATTTTTTACAACCGATTTAAGCCGTGAGCAATTCAAAGCTGCAAACAAAAACGGCATCAAAATTGGGGCGAGAGCAGGGCATAACCTTGGGTCTAGCGGTAGCGCTCAACTATTGCAAGCCTCCCCCAATACCTTAGCTGGCGAAGGGATGGAACAAAAGCAACGCTTAGCCTTTATGGTTGGCGCTATGCTATTACAACCCCAAGCCTCAAACGAAACCGCAGCTGCTGCTAAGATTCGCAATAAGTCCGAAATTTCAGTGCTTGATTCAATTGCTACCAATAACAGTGTAGGGATTCGCCAAAACCTTCGCTGGTGCGCCGAATTTGAAGGCGACAACCCCGATGATATTCAATTCGAGCTTAACTATGAGTTTTTTGAAGCGGTAGCCGATTCTCAGGCTATATTGGCAGCTATTCAATTATATGACCGTGGTGCAATAGCATTGCCTGACTTACGCCATAACGCTAGAAAATCAGGTTTGCTTGAACATACAAGGGATGACGAAGACGTCGATGCTGATATTTCAAACGGTAGCCCTCTAGTATGAGCACACGCCAATTCTTAAAGAACGCATCGGCACGTCATGCCGTTTTTGTTCAGCGCTTTGCAGGGGGGCAAGTTAGAGAGCTATTGCCTTTATTAAAGCGCTTACAAAAAGATGTGGCCAATGAATTAAAAAAACTTGATGAACTTACCGACATAAGGCGCGACAGGCTCTTGCAAATTTATAGAGATTTGGAAAGCTTAACCGATAAAGTATATGAAAAATTCCAGAAAAAAATAGAAAAGTCTATGACAGGCTTTGCAAGGTATGAGGCCGAATTTACAAAGCGCATGGTCGATAAGGGAAGCAGCGCTGAATTTAACCTGCCAAGTACCGAGCAAATAAAAGCAGCGCTTAATACAAACATTATGGACTATGTACCAACGGAGGGGCGCGGAACAATAGGCGATGCGCTTTCCTCATTCCGTAAGAAAAAAAGAAAGCAAATAGTCCAAACGCTAAGAGATGGCATCGTTTTAGGTAAATCAAACGGCGAAATAATAAGAGACCTCAATTCAATCCAAGCGCAACAACACCGCAATCAAGCGGAAGCGTTAGTGCGAACGGTAACAAACCACGTCTCAACTGTTGCAAGAATGGAAACACTTAAGGAAAACGCCGATGTGTTGGAAGGCTATGAGGTAGTGGCAACGCTTGACTCACAAACAACAATTATCTGCGCAGGATTAGATGGCAAAGTTTACCCAATAGGGGAGGAAGTTTGGCCACCTTATCACTGGGGGTGCCGTACTACTTTAATCCCAAGGGTTAAGCCTGAATATGACCTGTTTTCCAAGGTTGAAGGCGAAAGACCCTCAATTGGAAAGAGCGGTGCTGAAACCGTAAGAGCAGGCCAAAGCTTTGGTACTTGGTTAGACAATCAAGGGTCAACTTTCCAGAAAGAATATTTTTTTAAACAACCCGATGGCGAGGCGCGTTATGCGCTATGGAAAAGGGGCGGTCTCAAAATAGACCAATTCACCGACTCTAGGCAGGCGACTTATTCGCTTGATGAGCTTAAGCGATTATATCCAGTCGCTTTTGATAAGGCAGGGCTTGATGATTAAGCAATGCTAGTTAACAGGAAAACTAAAACAAAAGAGGGACAATATGGACTTAACTCTGGAAGATGCAAAAAAGATGATCTCGGAATTAGAAAAAAAATTAACCGATATCACAGGGCAATTTGAAAAGGTAAAGGCTAACAATGAAGAGCTTGTCAACGAAAAAAGAAAAGAATCTGACAAGCGACGTGAAATTGAAGCCAAGAAAAAAGAAGACGAGGAAAGATTAGCCCGTGAAACAGGCGATGCTCAGGCTATTATTAAAGCGCTTGAGGAAAAGAATCAAGACCTAGTCCAAAAGTATGAAAAAGCAAATCAAACGATTCAAGAATACACCACCAAAGACCAAAAGCGCGAAATATCAAGCGTGGCCTCAAAGCTTGCCTCTGAGATTGCTTATGATAACCATAGCGCCGAATTATTGAGCGATTTTATATCAAGACGCTTGAAATTTTCGGAAGATGGTGTCAAAGTAACGAATGAAAAAGGCGAGTTGACAGTCTCAACTATCGATGAACTAAAAAAGGAATTCGTCGAAACGCCGAAATATTCTGCCTTAGTCAAAGGCACTCAGGCCAGTGGTGGGCGTCCCACACAGCCGACCGGCAGTCCCGGAAAAAACAATCAATCAAAGAATGAAAACATTGTCCCGGCTGTTGAGAAGCTGCATCGTGCGCATGAGAGCAATAATAAAAATGCTTAACGAATAAGCATCTCAAGAGCTAGTAAATTTTATTTAAGGATGAATAAATATGGCTCTTACACTTTTAGAAGCTGAAAAGCTCAATCGTATAAATGGGCAAGGTGACGACCTGCGTGAAGCTATTATCGAGCTTTATACCGGGTCGTCTGATATCTTGCAATTTTTGCCTTTCGATAACATTCAAGGTAACGCGCTCAAATATAACCGCGAGGGTCAATATCCCGGGATTGGTTTTAGGGGCGTAAACGAGGCTTATACAGCATCAACAGGTATCCTAAACCCTCAAACAGAAAGCTTAGTCATTGCCGGGGGCGACCTAGACGTTGATAAATACATTATCGACACTATGGGTATGCAACATCGCTCGGTTCAAGAGGCTATGAAGGTTCGCGCACTTGCTGCTGCTTGGACTAAGAAATTCATAAAAGGCGATATGCTTTCAGACCCTCGTGAACTTGACGGTCTTCAAGCGCGTGTCGTAGGCGATCAAAAAATCGCTGCAGGTTCAGATGCCAACGGTTCAGAGCTAAGTCTTGCCAAGCTTGATGAGGCAATCGACCAAACGTTGAACCCTACCCATCTAATCATGAATAAGAAAATGCGTCGTCATTTGACCGTTGCTGCTCGTAAGACCAGTGTCGGTGGTCAAATTGATTACACTGTCGACCAATTTGGTAAAAAAGTGACAATGTATGACGGCCTGCCGATTCTTATTGTTGACCTAGACCATGAAGGTAATGAAATCCTAGGCTTTAACGAGGCTGCAACTTCAGGAACTGCTACGGCAACATCAATCTATGTTGTTTCAATGGCAGACGGAATGTTAACTGGAATTCAAAACGGCTCTGTTAACGCTCGCGACCTTGGCGAATTGCAAGATTCACCTAAGTTTAGAACTCGGGTCGAATGGTATAACGGTGTCGCAATTTACAATGGCCGAGCTGTTACAAGACTTTGGTCAATATCTGACGAAGCTGTAGTGGCTTAATAGGGAGATTAATAATGGCTAATCAATACTCACAGTTTGTTTTCGATGCCGACCTTGAGCTTAAAGAGGCAGGGCTTGTTGCATCGACTACAAGCGAAACCACTATCCTTGATCTTGGCGAAGGCTTGGTCGACGGTTATTTGGTTATAGATTTAAGCGCTTGCGAAATTGCAACAGGCGATGAAATCTATAACGTATGCTTAGAAGGTTCAAACGTAGCTGCTATGAGCTCAGGTTCAGTATGCCTTGCTAAAAAGGTTTTTGGTAACTTGGTAGTACCTATGGACGCAGCGCTATCGTCTGCAGGTCGCTATGTTATCCCTTTCCGTAATGAGGAAGCTGGCACCCTTTACCGTTATGTGCGCGTATTTACGCACGTAGCAGGTGATGTTGCTACAGGGATCAACTTCTCTGCTTTCTTGGCAAAGAAACAATAAGGGGATGACATGTCTGATAAATACGTTGATGGTTATAAAGAAATCAATGCAAACGTGCGTAAGCCTCAGACGATCCAAGTTTTTGATGATAACAATGGCGGTTTTGGGTTAGTTCCCGGAGCCGTTCAAGATTATATTGCTGTCGAAAACTTTGGTAATGGGGTTATTAACCGTACAAAGCTAACCTGCACCGCTTTGCCTATTAGCATCTCTGATGATGCAGGTGTAGCCCAATATGGTGGCGTACAGGTATATGACTTTCCGGTTGGTCTATTATGCACGCTTGGTTGCGTAATTAACGGCGATTTAACTTTGCCAGCGCCTTTTATTGATGCATTTGATGGTGACGTTGCTTTGGGTAGCGCTACCGCAACAACAGGTGCGACGTTAACAGGTACGGAAGCCGATATCTTGCAATCTACCGCTTTGACTCAAGCATCTTCAAAGGTTGCAAATTGCGATGCCGTAACGATTGCCACCGCTTTGACGGAATCCGGCGCTCGTTGGTTTGACGGTACTGCAACGGCTAAAGACTTATTTTTGAATTTTGTAGTTGACGACAATGCAGCTCATACAGCCGAAACTGGTCACTTTACAGGGACTATTGAGTTTCTTTGGGCGAACGTTGGTCAAAATTAAGAACATCTCCAGTCCCTAGGCCGGGCGAAATTCCCGGCCTGTTTAGGGTTATTTTATAAGGAAATAAAATGAGCGAAGTAAAAAGAGACGCTGATAAAAGAGTTACTTTATACGACCGAAACGGCAAAGAGCGTGTATTTGAGCCGATTGATGCTAAAGAGGCGCTGGCTATTGGATTTTATACAAAAGAAAAGCCTGAACCTGAGCCTGTAAAGCAACCAGCGGTCAAACCCCAAGAGGTGGCCGAGCCTGAGAAGGTTGAAGCCAAGGATGACAAAAAACCTAAAAAATAAAGAGGCACTATCATGGCAGAAACATTGACGGCAACCGTAACGATTAAAGAAGTTTCAAACCTTGTCGGTGATGCATCTGAGCTATCAACAATTAGCTCAAAGCTTAACGATACGCAAACCATTACATTTGCAAATGGAACCGCTGCAAACCAAGCTAACCAGCGTTTTGATGATACTCGAAGTGTCAACGCTTCCAGCACCGACTCTTTGGACTTAGCAGGCGGTCTTACAAATGCTTTTGGTACGACTTTAACGTTTACATCAATAAAATATATTCGTATTTCAGCGGCATCAACCAATGGTGACAACTTGGAGGTCGGCGGTAATGCTAACGCTTTTGGGACAATATTTGGCGATGATACTGATAAGATTATCATACCTCCCGGCGGTCATTTTGTTTTGTCAAATCCTGCAGCCACAGGCTTTGTAGTAACCGCAAGCACAGGGGATGTGCTAGATATTGCTAACGCCGACTCAGGCGCTGCTGCAAGTTATGACATCGTTATTATAGGCGAAGTTTAAGAAAGAAGGGGTCATGGATGACTATCGTAGTCGAAGACGGGTCAATAGTAACAGGTGCCAATAGCTACGGAACCGAGGCAGGGTTAACAACTTATGCCTCGGCGCGTGGCATTACAATACCTACTGCAGACCGCGAACAATATCTAATCCAAGCCATGGACATAATTGAATACGTTGATTTTGGCGGTATTAAATACACCAAAGCTCAGCCGTTGCAATTCCCACGCGAGGGTTTAGTTATTGACGGCTATGAAATCGACGTCGATGAAATACCCAATGATTTAATTGAGAGCCAGTATGAGGCAGCGATTGCTGTATATCAAGGAAACAGCCCACTAGCCGTAAGAGAGCGTTTAGTTAAGCGCGTGCAGGTTGGTTCAATTTCTAAAGAATACGCGGACGGTGGCACCGAATATGCCACACCTAACGCCTTATATAACAAGTTAGCCAAGCTTTTAGGCTCGGGCTATAACAATGGTTTTGAGTTTTCGGTAACACACGCATGAGCGAGCTATCTGATGAGTTTCAAGCTTTATCCTTAGAGCTTATAACCGAATTTGGTCAAGCTTGCGATTTTGAGCGTCCTTTGGGTGGGTCTTTTGACCCTACAAGTGGCGATGTAACAAACGGCTCCCCTTTAACTTGGGAAGGTGTATGTGTTCCTCAAAACTATAAGAAAACCGAAATAAACCTGACAAATATACAAGAAAAGGATGTCAGGCTTTTAGTTAACGTAACCGATTATGAGCCAAAACAAGGCGATAAAGTAACGGTCGGGGGCGTTAGATACCGTGTTATTGACGCGCTAAAAGAGGTCGTTAACGGCGAGGATGTATTGTACGACTTACAGGTAAGGATATGACGTTTACTAGCGAAATGGCCAGAGCTGAAAAAATTATCATCGACGCTTGCGAAAAGACAGTCCGAGGTACGGCTTTGCGTTTATTTGGCGAAATTATAAGGGTCACCCCTGTTGGTAACAGAAAGCTTTGGAAGATTAACGAAAAGAACACAGGCCAATTACAGCCAAAGGGCTATATAGGCGGAAGGTTGAGAAACAATTGGCAGGCAACGCTTAAAAGACCTGCTACAGGCGAAGTATCAAAAGCAGATAAAGGCGGAAGCGATGCAAATGCAAGCGTTCAACGTGTAACAAAGGCTTATAGCATAGATGACCTTATGTTTTTAACTAACAATCTACCCTATGCCGACCGCGTTGAAAACGGAGGCTGGTCAAGAAAGCAACGGCCTCAAGGAATGATGCGATCAACCGTTTTAAAGTTTTTGCCTTACATAAACCAAGAGGCAAGAGGTAACAAAGTATGAGCGATTGGTACTCAGAGCTTTGCCAAGCGCTTGATATAAAGCTCAATGCGTTAGACCCAAAACCTGAGATTGCTTGGGAAAATGTAGACTTTGAACCGTCGGAAAATACCACGTTTATAGCTCCTTTCATGGTTCCGGCGGATTCAGAGCTTGTTGATTTTGATTGGGATCAAGAAAGCAGGGGCATTTATCAAGTGGACGTTTACATACCCCTCGGACAAGGAACTTCGAGGCTTAGGGTAATAGTAAACAATATTTATACATTATTTGAGGGTCAAGTCCTAACAAACGGTGATACAGAGGTGCATATTGGAGCGATAACGCCTCGTTATGTTGGCCGTGAGGAGTCTTGGTATAAAGCTCAAATTGACATCCAGTATAGGTGTTATGCCAAAAATTAAAGGGAGTTAACATGGGAAAATTAAGCTCGCAAGGTTGCACATTTACCTTGGAAGATACAGGCTCTGTCGCTCGAACTGTTGGCGGAATGATTAGCTTTTCAGGTCTTGACGGTCAGGCTACCGATAAGGATAGAACCACGCTCGATTCTACAGCGCGTGAATTTGCGCAAGGGCTAAGGGATGGTGGTAATTTCTCAATCGAGCTATTCAGAGACCCTACCGATCCGGGGCAAAGCGCAGCACTTGCCTTAAAAACCGCACGGACAAATTCGGTCGCCGTTCTTACTTTAGCATCAGGGGATGTTGTTACGTTCAACTGTTATGTCAAAAGTTTGACTTTAGGCGCTCAAAAGAATGAAGACCATCAAGGTACTTTAAACTTGAAGGTTATCAGCAAACCTGTGTGGTCTTAATAAGGAGATTAAGAAATGGCTATAACTTTTTTACCAGCGCAAGGGACAACCCTTACAATCGCCGATTCAGGCGGAAGCCCTGTGGCGATAGGGGAAATCACAGGCTATACAGGTTTTGACGGGGAAGCTCCTGACATTGATGAGACTACGTTTGCCGATACCGAATTCATGACTTTTAGACAAGGATTGCAAGACGGCGGATCCGTTAACGTTGATGTTTTTAGAGACCCCAATGATGTCGGTCAAGCCGAATGTAAGTCCGCTGCTGACTTAGGCGCGACACGCGAATTTGTTTTAACTATTACCGATTATGGCACCATTACTTTCAACGGATATGTGAAAGCGCTACCGATTAACGGCGGTGTCGACCAAAGTATAACAGGGACTATCCCTATTAAGATAACAGGCGATCCTGTTTACGCTGCAACTTGATAACTATAACAATAAGGAAGTTAAAATGGCTTTATCAAAAGAACAAATATTAAGCGCTGATGACAAAAAAACGGTAGTCGTCAAAGTACCGGAATGGGGCGGTGAGGTTATCGTTTCAACAATGTCATCGCAAGCAAGAGATGCTTTTGAGTCGTCTGTTGTTGGCAAAAACGGTGGAACAAACCTGCAAAATATACGCGCTAAGTTAGCAGCTGCGTCTTTGGTTGATGAGGAAGGTGAGCTGTTATTCGATGAAAAGGATGTCTTAAAGCTAGGTCGAAAATCGGCTGCAGCCCTACAACGCATCTTTGAAGTATCGCAAGAGCTTAATTTAATAAGCCAAGACGACGTGGATAGCTTAGCAAAAAACTAATGAGCCGACCGTTTCGCCGATATGCTTTTCATTTGGCGGAACGGCTCGGCAAGACTGTTAATGAGCTATACAGGGACTTGAATTCGGTAGAAATTGCCGAATGGATGGCTTTTGATAAGACTTGCGATAACGACTGGCTCGAAAACTATAACAAAGAGCTAGAGCTTAAGAAATCGCAAGAGCTATCAAGGGAAGAGTATATCCAAGCGCTTAAGTCCATGTTTGGCGTTAGAGGTAATTAAGCATGGCAACAATAGCAAATCTGATTGTTCAATTATCGGCTAAAGACTCAAAGTTAAGGTCAAGTTTAAACAACGCGACCAAGTCTGTGAGAAGCTTTGCCAAAGACGCTGCTAAACATATCGCTTTAATTGGGGGCGCTATTGCTACGCTTGCCACAGGTGCGTTTGCCTTATTAACCCGGATGATAAACAACCAAGCAGATGAAATTGACAAGCTTGCCAAAACCGCAACTAAGCTCGGCACCACCGTTGGCGAGCTACAAAAACTCCAATATCAAGCAGCGTTATCGGGGATTAGCGCCGAAACCCTAGGCACTTCATTGCAGCGTATGGTAAGGCGCGTCTCGGAAGCAGCGCAAGGGTCAGGTGTTGCTACTAAAGCGCTCCAAGAGCTAGGGCTATCAGCACAGGGTTTGGCACAATTAAAGCCAGAGGAGCAATTTAATGCCATTGCTAAGGCTATGCAAAATATTGGCACTAGGGGCGATCAGGTTCGCTTGGCTATGCAGATATTTGATACCGAGGGTGTTGGCTTAGTAAACACCTTTAATTCAAACCTAGAAAAAACAGGCCAAGAATTTGAGTCTTTAGGTATAAGAATCACCGAGCAGCAAGCAAGAGCTGTTGAAGCTTACAACGATGCCAAAACAAAGTTATCAACTATATTTGACGGTCTTGGTAAAGCAATTACCGCACGAGCTGCCGAGCCTATGCGCAGGCTTGTTGAATATGTAACCGAATTTATACAAAAGTCAGGTGGTATTGATAAGGTAGCAAATGCAATCGTTAAATTTGTAAGCGCAATGGCAGAAAGTTTTATCACCGCTTTTCAAACCATAGCAAACTCAATTGATTGGATTATTCAAAAAGCGAAACGTTTAACTAATGAGGTCTATGGAATTATTGCAAGACTTAATATAGTCGGTAAGGCTATCGCTGCCGGAACCACCGACCCTGCCGTTATTGGAACCGTTAGAGATCAATATAACTCTATCCGTGGAACAGGTGAGTCGGCTGATTCTTTCTTTCAAGGCTTGCGTGAAACATTAAGGCAAGGACTAGCTGCAAACGATAAGTTTCAGCAAGATTCAGGCTCTGGGGCTTTTGACTTATACAAAGATACAGGGATCGGCAAAATACTCGGGCAACTTGAAGAAAGCCAAACCAAAGTCCGCGATAACTATGTAGAGCTTGCCGACTCAACCAAAGAAACGGCTGACAAGATTCGTTTATCAGGTAACGCGGTCGATGACTTTTTGAGTAAGATGCAACAACAAGCAGGTCAATCAGAGCTAACTAGAATCCTAGGGCTTGATAAAAAAACCGATAATAAAAACCCAATACATAGGTCAGATCAATTCGACCGATTAGTACAAGATATCTATAGGAAAACTACCCAAGGCGTGGGGTCTTTCACAGGAAGCGTTAACGGCCAAACAAAAACTTTTAATGAAACCTCAATAAAAGACGATATTTCAAAGCTTGAAAACCTAGTATCAACGGCACAACGTTCAGGCCGAAATACAATCGGTATGGAGGGCGCTTTGGCTGAGCTTCAAAAATTCGTTAATAACAAACAAGAGCAAAAAGTAAATGTAAATATTAACGTCAAAGCGGATAAAGGTTTTCTTGCCGAGGTTACAACTTCGCAAGAATTACAAAAAGCGGTTGATAAGCAAATACAAGAGACAGCTAGGAATGCTGCCAAAACAATAAAGGGATAGATTATGGCGACTTGGGATAGTTTTTTACTTAGCACTAGTGATGATTTATTGACGGAATTTTCCGGCTTATATCAACTGGTACACAATACCGATTTAAGTGATAACGATCAGGATTTTGTACTTTATTTGGGCAGCTTAACTGCAAATAGGCAGCTCCAAACCACCACAAATCCCGGGGTCGATAACATAGAATTAGACATCGTTGACCTCTTAACGAATTGGACTACCGGGACGTCTTTTTCCGTCGGGGATAGCGTTCAGCCGTCTAGCGGAAACGAAAATGGCTATCGCTATGTATGTACTGTGGCAGGCACATCCGATGGTTCGACCGAGCCGACTTGGCCGACCAGCGGTATTGGCACAACCGTTTCAGATAATGATATCACTTGGGAATTTGTAGGCGCAAAGCATGAGGAAACCGAAATAAAACTCGCAACCTCAAGTGCAGGTCTGGATTCAGCGACCGGTGGGGTAACGCTTTCACTAGGGAATACAATCGACTCGCTCGTGGGCAATTTGGTCGAGATACATATGAGGGTGACGAACGCCGTTACAAACGTCTCAAACAATACAGGCTCCCCCGAGCTTGGCTTATCGTTTAACAGCGTAACCGAAACCGCAACTGTACCAAGCTAAGGATTGGCAATGGCAGACTTAAGAAAATATGCAAATAATTTTACAACGACATTAAATGGTTCGATCACTGATGTCGCTACCTCAATAACTTTGACATCGGCAAGCGGTTTACCTGCTATTGGGGCGAATGAATATCTTGTATTTACCGCCGATGATGGTGCTGGAAACATTGAAGTAATGCACGCCACCGATGATGCTTCCAGCCCTACGTTTACAGTTTCAAGAGGAGAGGAAGGCACATCTGGTTACGCTTTTAGTGATGGCGCGAGCGTTGAGGTAAGGGTAACAACGGAAAGCTTTACGGATGTATTATCAGCAGATACAAACCCCACTTTAAGAGGAACGCTAAAGCGAACTGTAACCGCCGGGATAACGGCTTCAACAACCCAAACCCAAGGGCAGGGGGCGCTTACCTCTGATATAAACGAAATTAGCACATGCGCTAATGATGACGATACAGTTACGCTTCCCACAGCTGTTACCGGGATGTTTGTTTCGGTAGTTAATAACGGTGCAAACAGGTTGCAAGTTTTCCCTGCCTCAAGCGATGACTTAGGTAATGGTGCTGACACTGCCACTACAATATCAGCCGGAGGTAGAAAAAGCTTTTTTTGCTACGATGCCACCAATTGGGTGCCTGTAGTAACAGGAGGCTCTGGAACTTTTCAAGCAGACCAAATAATTGCAGGTGATCCCGGTTTAGAAAATACAGGCATCACGGTAAACGGTTCAACCTATGAAAGCGTATTAAAAGCCTCTGATATTGGAGGGTCAAACGTTGCAATGGCAATCTTACACCGTCATAGCACAACCCTTGCGCCAATATTGGTGGGGGCGCGTTCAAACAGCGATACCTCTTCACATGCTGCCGTAACCGATGGGCAAGCCCTTTTATCGCTTTACGCTGTAGGCCATGACGGCACCGACTACGTTATAGCAGGTCAGATTGATTTTGAGGTTGACGGCTCCCCCGGCTCTAATGATATGCCCGGTCGGATAGTTTTCAAAGTAACCCCGGATGGTGGTACTACGGCTGTCGAAGCTTTCAGGGTATCAAGCGACAAAGACTTTTTATTATCAGGTCACCTTGAGAAAAAGGTCACCGCAGGAATTACCGCATCAACTACCCAAACGCAGGGTCAAGGGGCTTTGACATCTGATATAAACGAGATATCAACTTGCGCAAATTCAAACGACACGGTGACTTTGCCAACGGCTGCTGCAGGGCGCTCTATTTATATTATTAATAACGGCGCGGAAACCTTGCAAATATTCCCTGCCTCTAGTGATAACCTAGGCGAGGGGGCAGATACGGCCACCACCTTAGCTTCAGGCGGAATTGTAGGCTTTACCGCGTATGACGCTACCAATTGGAAAAAGATTGAAACAGGAGGGGGCGGTGGCGGTACACCGGGTCGCGTTTTATTAGATACGAAAACGGCCAGCGCCTCTGCAAGCTTAGATTTTACCAGCGTAATTGACGGAACTTACGACACTTATATTTTTGAGGTTGATGACCTCTTAACACAGGTCGGCTCAACTTTGTATATGAGAACCTCAACCAATAATGGCAGCTCTTGGGATAATACATCAACAAATTATCAAGAATCAGGCCAAAGAATAGGTGTCTCTGGCACCCCGGTTGGTTTTGGGTCTTCAACACAGACCGGGATAAGAATAACAAGCGACCTTGCTGTTGAGGCAAATTCAAACGACGCTATAAATTCAACAATCACCCTAAAAGCGCCAAGCAATGCCGCGAAAGATACCATGTGCTACTGGCAAGGAATACAAAACCACTCAACGGGTGTGATGTGTATTACAGGGTGCGGTGCGCGAGTAGCTGCTGCAGACGTTGATGCGGTTCAATTTATCATGGCAAGCGGAACAATAACATCCGGGTCAATAAGACTATATGGAATTGTTGCAAGTTAAGGAAGGGATATGTCTTTAAACAAAAAGCCCTTAAATACAAACCCGGTTAATAGTGCAGCGCTACCTGTAACCTTTTCAGGTGTTGTTGTCCAATTTGAGCAATCGGTAAACGAGGCGTTTTCAGGTGTAGTAGCTGAAATTGAGCAAGCCGTTGGAGTTGAATTTTCAGGAACGGCGGTCTCCATTGAGCAGCAGGTGCAATTACACGCAACCCCAAGCGCTGATGATTTAATTGCAATTAAGTTTGAACAAAGCGTCGTCCATACAACCTCCGGGACTAAGGTTGAAATCGAACAAATGGTGGTGGATTAATGTCAATATTTTACCAACGGAATGGCTATGACGTATTTATAACGATTGGGACTTGGCAGGTTCCACGCTCTCAAATACACGGCAAAATAACCATCTCGAAAACAGAAAATACCTCTGCTTTGGCAAGCTTTACTTTGCTAAACCCGGCAGGAATTCAAAACCCTAGCTCCACCCAAGGCGAAGATGTAAAGATTGATATAAGAACCTCAAGCGGATTATACAGGGCGTTTACAGGAAAAATTGATGTGCCGGAGGTTGATTTACTTTTAAAAAAAACCACATACCGATGCACTGATAACCGTGAAAATAAAATAAACGCTTTATCAAATAATTATATAGACCAAGTTGGTTATTATTCGAGCGAAATATTCGGAACGCCGGAAGATAAATCAGATGAATTGCGAAAACGCTTAAGCACCATCCCTTATAGCTTTGACTTTGATAATTATGGAAACCCAAGGCTTACAGCTTGGTCGCCTAAAGGTACGGCAGACTTTGCCCTAACTGCAGGCCATGTTTATTACCGAAACCCGGAGGTGACCTTTTCTTCAAGGGTTAAAACAATAAACACTATTAGAATAAAAGTTAACTATAATTATCAACGCTTACACCAGCAGGTAATTAACTACGTCTGGAATGGTTCATTTTTTGGCTCAACACCAAGAACTTGGTATGCTAACGGCAGGCCAAGCTTCCCATCAAAAGATATGATTCGCTCTGCTTCGCAGGGTGTAGGCTATAAAATACTTGGCAATTATAACTTTGGCGCTCTTTGGGATTCGCAATGGTTTACTTACAACGGGATTAATATTTACTGGTCAACCCAAAGCGTCGTGGGTTCAAGCTATAGAAATCAAACCGATACCGATGGAAACGTTATCCAAGATTCAAACGGTAACAACCAAACAGAGCTGGCACAGATTACTTATCAAGATACCGCCTCACACCTTTGCCTATCAGCGAATTGGAAGGCTTACAAGCGCTTTACCCAAAATATACAAGAACAATACACCGTAACTTTAACCGCACCTCAATCGGTAACAAAATATGGAACCGTCGATCATGAAGAGACACATCAGGTCACTGCAGAGTACGACCCTAAAGTTTGGGAAGACTCGGTCAACGATGATGGAAACGCCACCAATTACTACACCGACCAAGACAACAACAGAGGAACGTTTCAAGGGGCGTTTAACGTCTTAATGAACCAAGCCAAAACCGAGCTTTTGAATTCCCACCGCGATGTAATGGTTGATTTTCAAACGCAAATAAGCCCTCAATACGACACCCACCATACTATATCGGTAACAACCACACCGCTAAAATGTAGGGGAAAAGTATCGGCTGTTAAACATACCATTATGATTCAAACAGGTGAGGCTTATACCGATGTCGAGCTTTCCTTATCATTAATAGATGGCTCTGCTTCAAATTCAACACTTGCAATCCCTGCTAAACCTAGCGAGGATGCAAGTTATATCGGTACAGCTCAATCGGTAGTATTACAAAGCCATTATGGCCAAGACCCTACAACCCCGAGCGCTGCCGAATGGAATGGTCACATCGGCAATAAGTTTTTTGATGGTACATCCTCAAGTGTTGGTTATAGAACTCAATATCCGGAGGCGTTCATTGTTGATACACCGAAAATACCTGACCAAATAAGGGGGAATCGTGAGCTTACAAAAACGACGAATTATACAGTGTCTATTCCCAATGATTATCTTGTTTTGGAGTTTTCAGATGACTTTCGCTAATGATATACAAAAAATTGCCCGGACTAAGTACCTAGAGGAGAGGGTAGACAAAGCGGTTAAGGCTGCGTTACTAGCAGAAAAAGCTGCTATCGAAGGACAGCGTGCTATAGCTTATTTAAAAGCCAACGGCACCACAGGCGTTCAAACAGGCTCACCTTCAAATAATAGCTTAACAACCGATATTGATAGCGATTTTCAAGACGATCTGGAATATAACGACAAGGATTTACAAAACTTTGACCCTGAAAAAGACGCGGAAAAAGACAACGATTCTGAAGAAAATACCGACAAAAGCGCAAGCGCAAACCTTGAAAACTCAGGCAATCGAAGCGCTAAAGACATCATTGACAATAGTAACGAAACCGATGGCGATGGTAATAGAACCGATACCAATGCATCGAAGTCTAGTGGCAATGCAAGGAAAGAGAAAAAATACCGTAATGTAACAGGCAAAGAGTATCATTCAGGCAAAAACGTCGCTGTTAATTTGGATGGCTCCCAAAGGAAGCCAAACGGATGGGAGCAACCCGGAACACCGGGCGTTGACCCTAGTTATGAAGCCGGAAAAGTATGGGCTTTCCCTCCTTACGGTTTTAGTAATAGTTTTTATGAAGGCTTAATCCCCGGCAATCTTATACCTGCATCAGCGCAATTTGTTGCGGTAGACGGAACCGGGGCATCAAACCTTGTTACATCGCTTTCACCAACGCCGGGTGATACTATGTTCTTAACTTCAGACCCGGCACCAGAGGTTGGCGATACTGTTGGCTCAATTGGTGGCACAGGCTATGCTTTTAATGCCTATAGCCCGGGCGGAACAGTATCAACAGGTTATGGAATACAAGACTGTGGATTAGACGCAGGTGATACGGCAGCGTGCGCTGCACCCGAGCCGATATTATCCAATTGGCCAACAGCAGGCTTTTTTGTTTTGGCGTTTTCTAACGGCAATTATACCCCTAGCCAATACGACACAGAGGTTCCTGCAAATTGGGCAAACGGCGGTGGCCGGGTTAATTTTGACCTAGGCAGCGGTCGCTATGCAATTATGGAGCCAACCGTTGACGGCGGTCAGATACTTTATGAAACGGCAGGCGCTCCCCCAAATACAACGGCAAAAACAGGAAGCATTGCGACTTATTTTAGGCCGAATGGAACCGTGGGCGAGTACGTTCCTGCAGCGCAAGTTGAGCTATATAAATTCTTGTCAGGCTCTTAGGAAGTTATTAACATTTTCTGTGGGTAAGGCTGTTAAGAAAAGCTAAAAAGCCCTGTGTTTAAAGGGTTTTCTAAGCTGTTCAATTGTCAACTTTTCGACTCATTATTGTCAACTTTTATAAAATTATCCAAGTCAATAAAAGCGATTGTAAACTCAATGGCGTCAAGGTCTGGATTGCAAGGTTGATCGTCTATTATTTGCAAAGGTTTATTGAGCCTGCCAATAACACGGCGACACCTGCCAATATCTTCATGCCTTATGGTAAGCTCACCGACAAACTTATTACCCATCTCCAATTCCAGCACTGCTTCCCGTGGTTGGTCGGTTCGCCTTATTTCATCGATAAAGCCTTCATAATGATTATCAAGCTCTATCGTTTGGTTAAGCTTTACAACCATGTCCATTTTGCCGGAATCAGGAAAATGGTGCCTTAACGGGCTAACTTCGACCATCTCACCATCTTCGCCTTCGACGGTTATTGTAACGTCTTTTAGATTAATTGATTCCGTCATAAGTCAGGCTCCGTTACACTATGAGTTGATTGACTTCTTTTTAGTAAAGCTATAAGGCTACAATAGCGATCACGGTAAAAATCGGTCTCGACTTTCATAATTTTTATTTTGCTCCTAAGCTTACCTATCTCGATAATATTTTTAAACGAAATAATAACAGCGCCAAGCGATATGCCTATGCTTATACCGTATAAAATCCAACACATATCAATACCCCTGTAAGACGTTATGAACCAACCAGCAAGTCCAGAAAAAGTTAACGTTTGCTAACAAGAAAAGGCAACCAAAAAAGATGACCTTTTTATCAAGCCAGTCATCAACCTTTGCCCACCGCATTAAGCAACACTTAAGCAAGACAACGGAACAAAACAGGTGGAGTATTAATTGCAATAATAGGTGCGCTGTTTCGCTCATAATTTAATCAATCCTCATATTTCTCATAAAAAAGCTCATATTTGTCATAAACCTCATAAAAATTGACAAACCTTTTTTTGTTTAGTAGACGTTTAGTAAACATTTAGTAAACACACCTTATTGTTGACTTTACCAAAATGGTTAGTTATTGTTTGGCGGTCTACGTGATTCTGGCCTCGCAAACCTTCCCTTGAATGTAACAAAACTGTAAAAGTCTGATTATGTTTATTATCAGACTTAAGATTGTACAGTGACGCTACTAAAAGGACACTATTGTGTTATTTAACCAGCAAATAAATCAAAAAGGCTGTCTCTAGCCCTACAAGCGCAACAAGTAACCAAAACAACATCGTCATTAATTTGGCTAATTGATCGAACCCACCTATCATCTCTTTTTCCTTTTAAAAATCTTTTGATAAATTAAACCTACGCTATAGGGCAAACAAAGGAAAGCTCCCCCGGCCAAGACTCCGATGAATATTTCTGGCTGTAAATAGCAAAGAATTAAAAAGCCGATAATGCAACATATAACAGCGCCATCTTGAGCTGGGTGATTATTCATTTAACATCCTCATCAATAATAATATTTATTTTGTTAAATACGCTTGAAAAAGCATCCAGTTTAGCTTGATAGTGAATTTTTTTAGATTCGGTCAAAGCAATGTTTTTTAATGATGCTTGATATATTTCAATTTGCTCGTTTAACCAATTGAATAATTGTTTGTCGACTTTCATCTCTGCTTTTCCAGTTCCTGAATTTCATGATCAATACATTCATCCCTTGTAGCAAAAAGCTGATTTTCACGGAAACATTCATCATAAAGTCCGGTGCATTCATATTCCCCTGAATAAGCTACCCAAGGAATAAACTCATCATCGAGGTCGTCTTCGATTAACTCTATTTTATTAATGGTTAAAGGAAAAACGACCCCGGCATGGCAAAAATAAACCCTTTGACCTAGTGTGAATTTGTTAGCTTTCATCTAAAATAATCCTTAAGATATTATTAAGCGATTGTGAAACAGCCCACATATCTTGATGCATGCGCGATTTTAAAGCCGATTCAATTTCAAAAGCTATGGCATCTAAGTCAACTCGGAAAGCATATCGAATTCGACCTCGTGGGTATAAATATTTATCGAGCATTTTATGGATATTAATCATTGCGTCCGTAGAAAAAGCGTGAGCGTAGTATTCTTTTATTTCACGATGTTTTGATTCTTGCTTGGGTAGCAAAAACTGATAAGCGGAACTGTTATCGGGGAGAGTTATCCTTAAAATCATTTGGTCGGGAATTGGGTCTTTTTCGCATTCAATTAGCATTGCTTTCCTCAAACATAACATGACCGCAATTCAAGCAAGCCTTACAAGGCTCAAAATTATGGTCGCTATCAACTTGGCATGATTTTTGCAGCCTTAACTCAAATTCATCGGCGTTATCGGCAAAAACAGGCTCTTTTAGGTCTATATCGTCAACTAATCTGTAAGTTTTTTCAAAGATAGATTTTTTACAAGGGTATAGCTCCCCCTCCACGCCTTTGATTATATAGTCGCCTTTTTGGACTTCCATTTTGCCTTCGAGCGTTTGAATGAAACAAAAGTCATCATAGGTTTTTATTTCATTTGAAGAGACTTTATCTTGAAACCAATCCGGGCGAGGGTCTATGTTGTATTGAAAAGCCTCAATTTTATAAGGGCGTTTGATGTACTTTTTACTTTGATTTTCCGGCATCGTAATTAAACTCCTGTATGACCTGCCTGTTAACCAATTTGATTAAGCGCACTTTCATTTGCGATTCTTGGCCTATGTTTATAGCCCTTTGTTTGAACTTATCAACCAAGTCTGGGTC